CCAATGGCTAATTGTGCGACATTTAAATCTTGAGCGGTATCTAATTGTTCTAACATTATACCAGAAATGTCTGTAACCTGGTCGTGTTCTTGTATAACTGTTGCAGCTATATTTTTCCTTATTGAGGCTAAATCTTTAGCACCAACAATAGCATTTTTACCAAATTTTTCTAATTGTTTTCCAAGACTTACTTGTTCTTTTTTATCTTTAACTAAACCATCTATTACTTTTTTTTGTCTCTTTCCTTCTGTAGCTATTTTTTTATCAAGGTCGGCTATCTCTTTAGTTACTTTCCGTTTTGAACTTTGAAGGTCATAACCTTTCTTTTCGGCCGCATTAATCTGGTCTAACTTCTTCTTTTTTTGGTCAAGAAGTTTTAAATCTTCTTTTGTTACGGATGGTTTTGCTCGAGCGGCCACTATTTAGTCCTTATAAATAAATTAATATAATTTCATTCCTGTTTTTTTCATTTTTTTAGTTAAAGCATCTCTGTCTTTTCTTAATTGTTCTAAGTCTCCCTGAATTTCTTTTTCCATTTTACTTAATTCTGGGTGGTTTTTAACCGCGTGTTTAACTACATCCTTTGGTTTAGCACCAGCTATTACTCTACCAAATAAGGTATCAATAATACCTTCATAGAATACTCGTTGGTTTCTTTCAACCACTGGTTTTATACTTTCTAATTTAAGGGAACGGAGTAGGTCTTTGAATTCGGCGAATGGTTCTAATACTGAGTCGTAGTCACCACCACCTATAAGATTATCATTTGGGTCTGTTATTTCGTATTCCCCACCACGTTTAGTCTGTTTCAAATTCATATACGCACCACTTGTTGCAATAACTTGTATGGTATCTCTCATTTGAAGAACTTTTGGTTTTTTAATAAATTTTCGTGCTATTTTCTTAACATCATTAATATTTTCCATTATATTTAACTCCTGATTAAAACGGATTGTTCTGGGAATTTATCAATAATAAATATCAAAAAATAGAAAATTTACTCTATCATCCACGAGATGGTGGACGGGCTACACTCTTTTTATTTTTTTTATCGAATTCGGCTTTTTCTTTCTTATAAAACTCTTGTAGTTTTAAGAAATAGAATTTACGAAGCCAAATAGGCATAGTATAGACTGCGTCATAGGTAAAGCCACCTTTACCATGAAATACTATTTGGAATATTTGTTCGTGTATTTGGGGTTTATTTTCCGGCTTTAGGCCAAAAAAACTCTACCGTCATAGGAACGGTAATATCTACCTCCTCACCGGAAGAGAAATCAACAATAATATCCATGTCTACATCGGGTGTTACAGACATAAGATGGTCTCTAAATTCTTTCGAATCACGAGACAAAAATTCATTATTGACAAAGTTATTAATACTTGCGACTTTTGTATCACCATCTATAGATGTAATAACTTTTTTTAATCGTGTAGTTACTTCAGAATCTACTCCGGTTTTCTTAGATACCTTACGTAAAGCTTTAAGTTCTGCCGTAATTTCTTTTTCATCACCTTGTGTTAAAAACTTAAATCCCAACACTCTTTTAGAAAAGGGTAATTCAAATTCAAAAACAACATCGTCAAAATCTACTTCTTTATGTTCAAGAGTAGTCAAATCTAACGTATGTGATTCTTTTTCTCCAGTTACTGGGTCTTCCAACTCAAAAATGTAATCTTTACCATATCCAAGAACACGGGAAGCTATCATAATGGCATTCTTATCACCGATGAACATATCATCCATGTCAAAATCACCAACTACTAAAGATTCTAACAATACATCAATCACTTTACCTTGTTTAATAAGGTTTTGTGACGTTAGTATGTCCTCTTCCCTAGCAGTCATATATTTAACTTCAACTTCTCCACTTGATAAAGGATGTTCTTCTGGATAGAAGTTACCTTTAGATGGTAAAGTTACAACTTCAGTTGGAAATTTAGGCTTTTCTTGTTTCGCCATGATTTCTCCTTGTTTAATAAAACTAATTAATAAAACTCTTTTTAATAAATATCTATGTAATACAAAAAACCTTCAATAAAAAAAAAGGGAAGTCCACCACAAACTTCCCCTTTCACTAATAAAATAATATTAGAACTGTAATATTGCGTAATCGTAACGGAGACTTAATGTAATCTCGGCTGGGTCACTAGCTGCCCAATCTAAATCATTAAATGCGGCGGATACAATGAATGCACCTTTTAAAGTCCATTCTTCTATCTTATCTCCAACAGGACCTAACATATTAATTGTAATATCTTTCTTATAAAAATCAGAATATCCATCACGTCCAGTTACAGATTCTTTGTGTAATCTTACCCATTCCATAACGGCTTGAGCACCACTCGGAACAACGGGGTCATATAAAGTAATTTCAATTGGCTCCCATGAACCTTTACCTTTAACATATCGTTTAACATTAATATGATTTAATTCAACTTCCTCAAACGTAATACTTGGTCTATTGGCAGTTTTAATTAAATACGCGGGAATACCTTCAACATAAAGGATATAACGATTCTTCGTTTTTGGTTCAAACGGAGTGAACATTATTTCTGAAGGGTCGAGTAATTCAGCCATTTTATTATCTCCAAATTAATTAAATTTCTTATATATAAATATCATCTACTTCTAAAAATGTATTTCATCTAACATCAATAATAAATATCATATAAACAAAAAACCCCTCAAAATGAGGGGTTTTAAGTTTTAACTTATTTACTTATTTACTTATTCTGGAAACGTAGCTCCCGTAGGAAGTACCACGAAATCAAGAACAATAAACTCTGCAGTTCTCGTAGGTTGAATATAGATTTGTCCAACAAGACGATTTCTATCAACAACATCTGGTGTGTTGTTAGATTCATCCATGACAACTCTAAATGCACTCAATCCACTATTAGCTTGTACTGAATCCAAGAAAGGATTAACAATATTCAAGAAACGATTCCGTGTTCCAGCAGTATTCTGTTCGAACACAAGGTATCTTGAAGAAGAAGCAATAAACTTCTTCAATCTAATTAGTAATCTACGTACATTTACTCTATCCAACGCCGATGGTTTAGCTTGTAAGGTCTTCTGACCCCAAACACAAACACCTTGACCTGGGAATGAAGCAATTGGGTTAACCCTATCTTCATAAAGGTCATCACGTTCTGCGTGAGTTAATCTCGTCTCAGCTTCAAGTACGGTTGTTAAACCACCACGACTCAAACCAGCTGGAGCGAACCATTCATGAGCTACTTGGTCTGTATATGCAATAACACCAGGTAACACAACTGAAGGTGGCACCCATACTGGTAATGATGTACCAGAATCTACTATTTTTACCCAAGGGTAATAAACAGCCGCATAATTACTATCTAATGTAGATACACGACTTGTTACAGTAGCGATACTCTCACCACGTATACTCGCATCCATTACATAAAAAGTATCACCACGTTCTTCACACATATTCATAGCTCTAGCACTAACTTTACTATGTATTCCATGTACAATACCAGGTGTTACCAACAGATTAATATCAAACTCATCAGGATTACTTACAGCGTTAATAGCTTTCTTGTAAACAGTAGTTCCCATAGTTGTAGGAGATGAACAATCAAATCCCATCACATTAGTCTGTGAGATATTAGCACCAGTATTCTTTGGTGTTGCAGGATTCATTCCATCAAAACCACCTTGTAGTGGTAAAGCAAATTTACGTTGACTAATATGTGAATCGGCCAATGTAATTTTATCTGTCTCTATAGCATATCCATTTACAGATGATGCAGATGGATGTCCACTCATGTTTTCTAATGACATTGAAGCATTATTACCAGTTCCAGCACTTATTGGTATTGGAGCTAAGTAAGCAACATTATCATATGCTTTTCCATTATTATTGTATGTATACCAATAATTAAAGTCAAATCCATATGGAACTGTTGTGTCAAACTCTAATGTTTCATTAGTTTGTTCAGTCACTAATTTAGCAGCATCAACTGCAGTTGTACCTGGAACAGTATTTGATATTGCTGAGTGACCCATCGGTACAACAGACTTTGGTGCAAACTCAAGAGCCGAATAATCACTTATATAAATATGATTGGACATATTTGGCCAATCTCCATTATATGTAAGTTTTCCAGCTGAGGATATGGTTACATATCTATCACCAACAACTCTTGGTAAATAGCTAGTACTTGTCGCATCAAAATTTAAATTCTGCCAAGATTCAATTAACGCACCATCATCAACTTTATATACTCCAAGACTAAATGAACCATAATCTGAACCAGCAATACTACCAGCCGCTTTCACATTAGAAACAACCACATACACATCATCGTTTACATTTGAACCATGTGAACGAGTTTTAACCTTAAATAGATTAAAACGTGCATTATTAATCAATTGTGATTGTACAGTTGGTGACGTAGCATTTGAGTAATCAGTACTAGCAAAATCTATAGTAGCTATAGACGCAGAAACACCTTCCGTTCCTGCCCATGAAGTTGTTGATTGAGCATTTTTAAAATTAGCATATAAGTAAGCGGGAACAGTTATTCCGCCAGCTCCTGTTTGAATTTGAGCATCAGTACTAAATACATTTTCAATGTAATTTGCACTTCCTGAGTCAAATGATAAGGTTACACTATATGAAACTGTATCTGTACCATTCACAGTCAATGTTGAATCAGTTGAACTAACATCACCACCAGCAATAGTTGATGTTGATAAATCTCCTGCTCCACCAAAATCACCTTGTGACGGTGCGAGATACGCTAACGAGTGTGTAACACCAGTTGCCGCATCTGCTCCAGATATAGCATATAGTTGAATAATATCATTTGAGTACCCATCTTCTCCAAGAACTCTGACGATAGTAACCGTACCAGCACTCCGTAGATATTGTTCTACGGTATAAGGTGTATAATAATTCTTCGTGACATCCCCAAACATATCCACAAATTCATTAAAATTGCGAACAACTGTAGGAACAAAAGCAGGCCCTTTAACGGTAGGCCCAATTATTGCCGCTCCAATTTCCCCAATAGCTTGTGGTAAAAATGAAAGGTCTTTCTCACGAGTAAATACACCAGGACTTACGATTCTTTCGGCCATTATATTTCTCCTAATTAATTAGTTTATTGTTTACGCATGCGAATATATAACATATTCTAATATAAATAGTTTATAAAAATCTGAAACGATTATTTGTAAATTTTATTACTATTCATTTTTTTGTGGTGGTTGTTCTACTGGTGTAAAAGTACCAGTAGATGGGTCTAACGCACCAGGCCCATATTTTTTATTTAATTGGTCAACTAAATCACGTTCTTTCTTTTGTATATTAGAATAATCAACTTCCATTTGTGCTTCTTGGTTTTGTAATGTATCTAATTGTTGTTTTAACAATATACTCTGAACACGTAATTGTCCAAATTCAATAGTTTTACTCTGATATGAAGTTTGGAGTTCTTGTAACTCTTTCATTTCATTATCAGAAAATTTAACAGTGTCTGCCATTATATTCTCCTTATAACAGTTATATAACTAATAATAAGTATCTAATCTTAACACTAAAAGTGTTATTTATTTTTTAATTCCGTTTCCAATTGTACAACTCTAGCTTCTAACTCCTTAACAGCCTCTACTAATATTGGTACTACATCACCCTTATTAACACCCAAGTAACCTTCTCTATCTTCAAAGGTTATTTTATGTGCTTGTGAACCTGTCACTTCTTGTGCAATAAATCCATAATATGTTTTATCATCGGTTGTTGCATTTCTTGTATTACCTTCTTCTTCTGTTTTCCAATTATATGTTACACCACGTAATTCTTTAATTGTATCAAGTGATTGTGATATAGTATTAATATCTTTCTTCAATCTTACATCAGAAGTAGAAACTTGTAATTTACCATGTAGGTTAGCCGCTACTTCAACCGTAGAAGCACCCGCTAATGTACTTATAATAATACCAGCTGTAGCACTCATACTAATCTGTGCAGCATCATCATCAATTTGTATATGAGTACCATTACCATATCCAACCCAGTCATCATCACCAAGGAATATGTTACCTTCAGATTGTAATCTTGTTACTTCGTTAACATCATCAATGGATAGATACGTACCAAGTGAATAACCTCTCATATCACCAAGTGAACCAACACCAACTGTAGATAATTCTATACCACCACCAGCATCTGATAAACTCATATATGTGTTATTACCAGCTGTTGTATGGTCACCTACTTTAAATATTTTAGAACTACCATCAAATGTCATATTCGCTTCAGAATTAATAGTAGTTGAATTTACTGAAGTAATTACTCTATTATCAGTATTATTAGTATATGAAGTTATACCAGCGGATGCACCAGTTGTTCCTTGACCACCTATTCCACCTTGAGCACCAACATTACCTTGAGCACCAACATTACCTTGAGCACCAACATTACCTTGAGCACCAACATTACCTTGAGCACCGATTCCACCTTGAGCACCTGTAGCACCTTGAGCACCGATTCCACCTTGGGCACCAACATTACCTTGATTACCTATTCCACCTTGAGCACCTGTAGCACCTTGAGCACCAATAGCACCTTGGTTACCTATATTTCCTTGGTTTCCTTGGTCACCTTGAGCTCCAGTAGCACCTTGAGCACCAATAGCACCTTGGTTACCTATATTTCCTTGGTTTCCTTGGTCACCTTGAGCTCCAGTAGCACCTTGAGCACCAATTCCACCTTGAGCACCAACATTACCTTGATTACCTATTCCACCTGTAGCACCTTGAGCACCAATAGCACCTTGGTTACCTATATTTCCTTGGTTTCCTTGGTCACCTTGAGCACCTGTAGCACCTTGAGCACCAATTCCACCTTGGGCACCAACATTACCTTGAGCACCTATGTTTCCTTGGTTTCCTTGGTTTCCTTGGTCACCTTGAGCTCCAGTAGCACCTT